GTCACGATCTCGGGAGCCCAAGTGAAGGGCTCCCGCGTGACGAAGGACTACTACCGTTTGCTCGATAAGAGTAACCAGCCAAATGTTTGCATATGTGGTGATGACATGGGGGCCTACTGGCCAGCCGCATGCTCAGAGCTGTATTTTACGAACCTCCAGAAAGTAGGAATGGTAGTGAACCTCAAGAAGACATACCGATCACCAAATGGTCTGATCTTTGTCGAGGAGCTCTTCAAACTCGGCAAAACCGAGACGTTGAAGGGTAGACTACCGATTCCCGCACCCAAAACGTCGAGACCCACAGAGATTACTCTCTGGGATTACATCGCCGTCCAGGCGCCCGGTCTAGAGGCTAACGCCGAACGTAAGTTCCAGCGCATAAGCACGATCATCCGGCCCAGAATCTCTGCCATTATGTTGGCGAAGAGATTTGGACGTAAATCGGACGATTTGTCACCACTGTGGCAGGTCCTCCCCGATGTTGCTCAGGAACAATTAAGTCTCTGTCACGACGAACGATGGCGACGGGAGCGTGTGCTCTCGGTCATCAAAACAATTCATCATGATACGCTAAAACGGATGGAAGACACAGGACTGCCACTGCATTGGCCGAAGGTCCTTGGCGGATGGGGCTTCCCGGGTAACCAGGATGCACCACCCCTCTGGCGGAAGGCGGCGGCTTCGATTCTCCACGGGTCAACACAGCTCGCTGACACTATTGCACTGCGCCGTGCATTTAGTGAGGCGGGGCTGGAACCCCTAGTTCGTGAATCTCGTAAGAGAATCATGGAACTTGTAGAGAAATATCAGAAGCCACTTTCCCCCAGAGACCCCGACTCAGTCACTGACGACGAAGGACGCGATGTCCCCGACGACAGATTAAGTCACATGCGAGATGTGGAAGATGAAGTGACACGACGCGTCGTCGTCTTCTTCTCCCGCCATCCCGACTGTGACAAGACTAAGAAAGGGACCCAAGGATCTTTAACTAGTGTTGCTGCTCGAGTCAAGAACTTAATCCATACTCACGTCAGTCGTTGGAAGTCGGCCACCCCGATGGTGGCAACCAACGCACTGTTGCAAGTAATGGATCTCCAGTATGGCGAAGAATTCGTGCGATCGGATCAGATCGACGAAATCTTCCACTGGACTGGTGTTCGAGACTCTTATCTTTCCTCGGCAATTCGTAGCGTACCTGTCACTGAGCGGACGGGGCTCTGGAGCCCCGACGCGCGGGACCCTCACCTGAGGGCCCTGCTTGACAAGGACGTACGAACTACCGACGACGGAAGGAAAGCACCAGCAGCGACTGCCTGGGACGATCTTCCATCGGTTAATAGCAAATCAAACAACAATGATGAAACGCGCACACATGCGCACAACAGCACTGCTGGTAGATCTACCAGTGGTAAGTGAGTCA